CGATCTATATCGTAATGCAAAAATGCACAAATATATAATTAAAGAAGTTAAAGATAATTTAATGGAATAAATTGCCTGGTTAGCTCAGGGGTAGAGCGTCTCGTTTACACCGAGAGGGTCGGCAGTTCGAAACTGTCACCAGGTACCAAACAATATGACCAAAGTAATAGTAAACGGAACATTTGACATACTTCATCGTGGACATTTAGAAATGTTACATTATGCAAAAAGTCAAGGCGATTATCTTTTAGTTTGTATTGATTCTGACGAACGTGTTCAACAACTTAAAGGTCCTACACGACCCATAAACAACCAAACAGATAGGATGTTTATGTTGAATAGTCTAAAATGTGTAGACTATGTTAAAGTTTTTAACACCAAAGAAGAGTTAGTAGAATTAATTAAATTGTACAAACCAGACATTATGGTTAAAGGTAGTGACTGGAGAGGCAAAAGTATAGTTGCAAAAGAACATGTTAATCAAGTGATATTTTATGACAGAGTCGGCGATTACTCAACAACAAAAACAATTCAAGATATTGCTGATAGGCGATAACTGTAAAGACATTTATCAATACGGTACAATAGATAGACTAAGTCCAGAAGCTCCTGTTCCGGTATTTGTTCCTACTTACACAGAAGAGCGTGACGGCATGGCCGGCAATGTCTACAACAACTTGAAAGCATTAGGTTGTGAAGTTAGCTATCTGCACGGCGAAACAAGTACTAAAACTAGAATTATTGATGCACGTAGTAAACAACAGATTGTTCGAATAGATAACGATATTAAATCAACTCCTATCACATTTGAAACAGCAATACCCGATGTATATGATGCTGTTGTAGTCAGCGATTACAATAAAGGAACAGTTAGCTACGAACTAATAGAAGAATTAATTTCTTTAAGTATTCCTATTTTTATTGATACAAAGAAAACAGACTTAGAACGTATGCAAGGTGCTTGGGTAAAGATTAATGATCTAGAGTATAGTAAAATTACTAGTGAATGTTCTGGATTAATTGTTACACATGGTGCTCACGGCGCAAGTGCAATACATCATGACTTTACTTGTCCCGCACCTATAGTAGAAGTAAGTGATGTTACTGGTGCAGGAGATACATTTCTTGCAGCATTAACCGTTGAATATTTAAATACTAAAAATATTGAGCAAGCTATTAAATTTGCTGTAAGAGCAAGCGCAATTACAGTACAACATTTTGGTTGTTACTCTCCTTCAATAACAGAAATATGAATATATTATTAACTGGTCATAAAGGTTTTATTGGTAGTCACATGTTAACAGCATTAGAAGCCGCTGGACATTGTGTAAGTACTTACGAATGGGGAGAAGTGCTTCCTAGTGTAATGGAACAAGACTGGGTTATACACATTGGTGCGATTAGCAGTACAACAGAGCGAGATGTGGATAAAGTATTCAGACAAAATTTTGACTTTAGTTGTCAATTGTACAATGCTTGCAAAACATATGGAGTTAATTTCCAATATTCCAGTAGTGCTAGTGTATACGGGTTGAATACTGACTTTAAAGAATCTGCGCCTGTTGATCCACGTACTCCTTATGCGTGGAGCAAATATCTGTTTGAACGTTATGTTCGAAATCATCCAGCGGGTGCGGTTGTGCAAGGTTTCCGTTACTTTAATGTATACGGTCCAGAAGGCGAAGAACATAAAGGCGACCAGGCTAGTCCGTACTATAAGTTTACCAAACAGGCCCAAATAAAAAGCCGAATTGCATTATTCGACAACAGCAGAAACTATCACAGAGATTTTATTCATGTAAGTGAAGTAGTCAATGCACATTTAAAATTTTTAGAAATTAAAGAATCGGGCCTTTGGAATTTGGGTACAGGTAAAACAAAAAGTTTTTATGACATTGCAATTGAGATAGGAAACAAATATCCATCAGTTATAGAAAATATAGCAATGCCTAAAGAACTAGAACAGTCGTATCAAAAGTACACTTGTGCTGATATGACGAAATTTAATGCAACGGTGGCAGAGAGGTCCAATGCAGCGGATTGCAAATCCGGAAAACCGGGGGTTCAAATCCCTCCCGTTGCTCCAAACGTTTGCTAGTTTTCTAAACTAGCTGGTGGAAGCTTCACTTAACTGTGTCGCCCCAATTAGGATACTAACAGCAATTTATTTCACTGCAAATGAAGAAAAATGTATCCTGTTTCACCAAAATGTATAGACACAGACTTGATTCTGTACTATAATAGTCGTATAGCAAGTAACAATGCTAAAGAGTTTTAGGATCGGTACAGCAATTCATATTACATGGAACGCTAATCTTATGCTAATAGCTGGAGCCTGAAAGGGTTTTGAAGGTTATTAGCAATGATAGGATTAGATAGAGGAGTTTCGACAAGTCTCCTCGATAAAAACAAAAAGTAGAAAACGATCCTGTTAAATTTAGAATGTTAACAGCAAATTTAATTTTTCACTTATATCGAAAAACAACACATTCTGTAAAGGAAATATCATGAACGCATTTGTAAATGCAGTGGCAAATCAAGAAGCCCGTACCGAAAACGGTATGAAGGCACGTAAGTCAACAGCTAAGGCTTGTGTTGACTTGTTCTATAATATCGGCGCAAGCCGTGGTAAGGACATCACAGGCGACTTTACAGCCGCTTATGTGGAAAACCAAGACGTTGCACTACGCATCGCACAATGGGCACGTGATGTCCGCGGTGGTGCAGGTGAACGTCAACTGTTCCGCGATATTCTAGTTCATCTAGAAAAGCGTGACCCAGACGCCGCTTTGGCTCTTCTAAAGAAGATCCCAGAAGTTGGTCGTTGGGATGACATCTTTGTCTTCCAAGACCCAGTTCTAAAGTCAGCCGCTTATACCATGTTGGGCGATGCCCTACGTGCTAATAACGGTTTGGCCGCAAAGTGGACTCCTCGTAAGGGGCAAATTGCCGCTGAAGTTCGTGCCTTCTTTGGCATGACTCCAAAGCAATACCGTAAGAGTCTTGTAGCTCTTACAAAGGTTGTTGAAACCCAAATGTGTGCAGGAGATTGGGATAACATCAACTTCAGTCACGTTCCTTCTGTAGCTTCTCGAATCTACAAGAAGGCTTTCAACCGTCACAGCCCAGCGTTCGCTGAGTATGTTGCCAAGTTGGTAAGTGGTGATAAGACTGTTAAGGTTAACGCCAGCGCAATCTTCCCACATGATGTGTTGAAGGGTGTGATTGGGCACTATCGTGCTAAGATGGATATGACTGAAACTAGTCATGTTATCGCACAATGGGATAGCTTGCCAAACTACGTTGGAGATGCTAGCATCATGCCAATCGTAGACGTTAGTGGTTCTATGTCTTGCCCAGCAGGAAAGAACTCTAATGTAACTTGCATGGACATTTCAATCAGCTTGGGCTTGTACCTAGCAGATAAGAACAAGGGCGTGTTCAAGGACACATTCTTGACTTTCTCAGACAAGCCACAACTTGTTACTCTAAAGGGTAACATTGTTGAAAAGGTTACTCAAATGTCTCGTAGCGATTGGGACATGAGCACTAACTTGCATGCGGCTATGGACAAGATCCTAGACGTTGCGGTTAAGGGTTCAGTACCAGCTAGCGACATGCCTGGCATGTTGCTAATCTTGTCAGACATGCAGTTTAACCAATGTGCTCATTACGATGACACAGCAATGCAAATGATCGAACGCAAGTTTGCAGATGCAGGATACACTGTGCCACAGATTGTTTTCTGGAACCTAAACAGTTCAGACAACGTACCTGTTAAGGCAGACAAGAGTGGTGTCGCATTGGTAAGTGGATTCAGTCCATCAATCATGACTAGCTTGCTAGCCGCTGATTTGGATCAGTTCACTCCAGAAGGCATCATGCTGAAGACTGTAATGAGTGATCGTTACGCACTATAAACCGTTGTAATAATACAACAGTTTTAAACCCTGTTAGCTGTGAAGTTGACAGGGTTTTTTTTTGACATTATAATATTGGTATGGTAACAAAAAAGGAGCGAGAAATGGGATTCAAAATTTTGGGAAAAACAACAGACTTGTATCAAGGATACGGTCCTTTGCCTAAACTCGAAGGACCATTTTTAGTTGCAGGACGCATCCTGTACTATGATCCAAAAGAAGGTAAGTACTGGGATCCAAAAACAGATTTTTATGTACCGCATGATGAATACTTTAGAATGGTAGGTTTAATGTAATGTCAAAGTGTTATCAACTAATTGGAGTTCCATGCGCAGGTAAAAGTACTTGGATTAAAAACCAAGACTGGGCATTGGGCTTAACAGTAGTTTCGACCGATGCGTTTGTAGAGGACTATGCAAGATCACAAGGTAAGACTTATTCAGAAGTGTTTAAAGATTATATGCCTACCGCAGTTAATTTAATGGCTGAACAGGTTGTGAGAGCCCGTACTTTGGGTCATACTATATTTTGGGATCAAACTAGCACTACTATCGCTAGCCGTACTCGTAAGTTTAATATGCTTCCAGACTACGAGCATATCGCTGTAGTGTTTACTACACCTGATATTGAAATATTGAAAGAGCGTTTGGCTAGTCGGCCAGGTAAAGAAGTGCCTTGGGATATCGTACAAGGAATGATTGATAATTTTGAAATGCCAACTGAAGATGAAGGTTTCAAAGAAATTTGGAGAGTATAATGCCTTGGATTGAAAACGTAGCTGCAAGTGATATCCCAATTGGATTTCATCACGATGCTGGCCCTAATAGTATGTTGATCAGCATTGTCGATCCGGCAAGCTGGCGGCCTGTTCCAAAACATCAGTTCAAAGAAGTTCACAACTTTGAGTTTTTGGATGTAGAAGAAAAGGACGAAGTTCTTGAGGAAGAAATGAAATGTAGTCATGAACAGGCCGCAGAGCTTGTTAGGTTGTTACAACATGCATTGGCTAATCGAATGAATGTGGTTGTGCATTGCTACGCTGGTATTTGTCGCTCGGGTGCAGTTTGTGAAGTAGGCGTCATGATGGGCTTTGATGATACAGAACGTTTCCGCAGTCCTAACTTGCTAGTCAAGCATCGCATGATGAAAGTGTTAGGTTGGACTTACGATGCAGATGAAAAGCCAAATCTCGACGATTGGCGCACATTTAGATCGGTTGACTGATTGCGGAATAAGTAGTATAATAACTACTTAAACAAGAAAGGTACTCAATGGCTGGCAAAGCAAAATCGGTTTACTTAACAGTAACCAAAAAAGGTTCAATGAAAACAGAGT